AACCCATGGAGACACTGTGTAATATCCGTCGATAGTAATGCACGGTGCGCTACAGCAGCACTTGCAGCCATTGGTGTTCTTGCGCTGCATGTTATTCACACTCCTCCCAGACGACTAGGTGCACGTCACCGAGCCTCAGCAGCATGATGTACGCACCGGTCGCTACGCTGCTAGCGGCCAGATTAAATGCCTCTACATTAAAGCCGCTGTCCGTAATGACGCGATTGGCACCTGACACTGTGAGGTGCTTGACCGCAACGTTTGCCTTTCCCAGAGTCGTGCTGCTGCGAGCTGGAACTCCAGTTGTGGCAACGGCGATCAGCAACTTGGTGGCGTCGTAGGTATCGCCGCCGACGTTGCCTGTTTGTGACACAGGCCCAATCATCCGGATCAAGGCGTCGGCGTCCGCGCCGCTAAAGCCAAAGATTTCATCCGTCGAAGATTCTGCCATGACTACTGTCTTATAAAAGTTGCAAAATCAATTTCTGTCTTTACCCGGAAACGCAACGTGCTTGCGTCCGTTACCTTCGCTCCAAGGTTATTCAAGTTTCCAACAATTCGATAGGAGTTAGTGGCGTCCATGTACGGCTTCGGAACTCCACCATCCAGAAAGCAAGTCCCAACGTCGAGCATAAATACGTCGTGAGTGCCTGGATCAAAAGTCGCTTGGTAGGTGATCCGCCAGGCAGCAAAGCCTCCATAGGTGCCGAGCTCAGCGCCTGTCACGAGCAACAGTAATGTGCGCGGCGCAAAGCCTGCGAAGGATAGTGAATTTACGCAATCATTCCTTTGCATCAGAGTGCTCAAAGTTTGTGTCGGATCTTCAAACTGAGTAAAGCTGAATTGAGCTAAAGTGAATGTTTGTGTTAGCGGAGTTTCAAACGGCTGCTTGGCAGAATTGGTAATTGCGTATGGTCCGTTCGTCCCGAAGTTGACATTACCAGCCGCAGCGGGGGTCTTGTCGACCGTGATAACCTGTTCTTTTGTGATGAACGAGTCGACGCGAAAGATCGGCAGCCAAGTGGTTGGGTCGGGCGATGGGTTGTCCGGATCCTGTTTCTGCCTCTCGCGGGTTTCGAACTCGCATTCAATGTGCCAGTAGTGCGGATTAGATTCCTGGCGTTCCGCTTTGAGCGAGGTGCACACCGCGTTAAACGGACCATAACCAATACCGACAATTGGCAGACCTGGAGTGAACGCGAACACCTCTTCGCGGCTGGTGGTCTTTTCGGTCGACAAGACTAGCAGCGTTGCGGAGAATCCGTAGCTCAGTCCGCCCTCGCCTTCGCTGCGGAGCGTTGCCGATCCGCGTCGCATTTCGCCGACAATGGAAAGTGTCATCTATCGCCTCTTGCTCAGGACAACGGTGTTTTTTTCGTTGAACTTACGAAACTCTTCCTTCATCTCGTCAAGTTTCTTTAGGTGTTCTTCACGGTGCCGAGCGTCTTCGTTTTGCTTGTTCATCATCTTGTAGGCTTCGACCGTTCCGGCTCGGATGGCCGGTGCGATGTTGGTGTCGGCCTCTCCGATGCGTTTGGATTGCATTTGCTCGATGGCTCGCTCTCGTTGATCTCGTTCCTGTGTGATCTCGCGATCGGCCTGCTGCATTTCCATCCGGTCGTTGCGAAGGTCTTCGCCGAACTGTCTCCAGGTTGCAAGTTCCGCGTCGAGCTCGGCGTTGATAACGTTTGCGACGTCTTGGTCTGCCTGGACTTTGATTTGCTGGGCCTTTTCTACGAGCGACTTCATTTGCTCCGTTTTGGTTTTCAGCTCTGAAAAATCGGTGTCGCGAATTCTGTCTCTGACGTTCGCATAAAGAGGACTGTTGTTTTTGTTTGGGAAAATCGCGTCCAAGTCTTTCTGAATTTGCTTGGCTTGATCGCCACCTACTTCGCTTTGAATCTTTTTGATTTGCTCCAGGTCGTCCATTGCTTGCTTTTGACGAGCAAGACCACGTTTGCGAATGAAGTCCTGAGCCTTTTGGTCGGCCTCTTTGTTCATTTCGTCAATCGGTATTGGCTCGAAGTCTCCTCTGGCCTGCTGATAAAGCATGCCAAGATTCCTTGCGGCTTCTGCGATTACCGAAGTGAAGTCCTTCATCATTGGGAGCAATGCGCTTTGCAGTTGAGCACCAGAAGCAGTCATCGCATCACGCATGCGTTCCATTTCGTCGGCGTTCTTGCCGATCGCTGCGGCTTGTTCTTGGCTGAGCAGTAGGTTGCTTCGCCGCAAATGCTCCTCCATTTCGGCAAACTGGTCGTTGCTGACTTGCAACGCTGGCACCAGTTCGATGCCTGCCTTGCCGAACATCTGCATTGAGACCTGCATTTGCTCACCGTGGTCGGCGATCTGACGCGTCGCGGCGGCCAAGGTCTGGAACTGCGTGACCGCGTCCATTCGTGAAAGCGCGTTGATGTCCACGCCGATCTTTTTCAGCGAATTAGCCAGGTCGTTAGGCTTGCCCGAGTTCAGCGAGTCGCGAGCCTCGAGGATGTTGACCTTCATTTTGCCAATGGCATTGCGGACCTGATCGACGCCGACGCCGCCGACCTCTGAAAGTGTGCGCTCGAGCGTGATCATCTCGGAAAACGAAACGCCGGCCTTTGCGGCAGCGTCTCCGATTTCGTCGAGCTTTGCTGTCGACTCGGCGGCATAGCTGGTGAGTTGCTGCACGCCGACGGCAGCAACCAGGCCGCCCGCCATGTTGCCCAGAGCACCGCGACCCATGGCGAGCGCACCGGCACCGAGGCCACCTTTCTTTGTTTGCGGCTTGTCCACTTCCGCACGATTGTTTCGCGCTGCGGCAGAGACTTGGTTAAGTTCGCCGACGGCTTTCTTGGAGTCGATGGCGTTCAGCTTGGCACGCACATGCTCGGTGGCTCGTGCGTATTCCTCAAGATCGATGGTGCCCTTGTCGAGTGACTGGTTGAGTAGCTGGAGATCTTGCTTGTAACCTTCGGCGGCACCCTGGCTTTGTGAAAGGATTGCTCTGACGCGATTGGCGGTTGCGGCTTCGCGGTCCATCGTGCCATCGAGGCGAGCCGTTGCGTCGGCGAGTTGCTTGGCATCGATGATGCCGTCTTGATGTGCCTTGTTGAGCAACTGTATTTTTTCGAGGTTGCGTTGCTCGGTAGTTGTCAGCGATTGAAGTACGCTTTGTACCTCACTCAATTGTTGCTTCTGCCGCTCCATGGATCCGTCAAGCTGAGCTGTTGCGTCAGCCAATTGCTTGGCATCAATAATGCCGTCCTGGTAAGCCTTGTTAAGTAGTTGGATCTTTTCGAGGTTTCGCTGCTCGGTAGTGACGAGCGACTTAAGGACGCTTTCGACTTCGGCAATCTGTTGCTTCTGCCGCTCCATGGCTTCGTTGGCAGCAGTGATCGCTGGGTCGATCTGGCCATACTTTTCCTTGAGCATAGCAATGGCGTTTTGCATCTGCTCGCTGCTAATCGCATTGTGCTTAAAAGCTTCGGTAACTAAATCAACTTCGCGATTAAATTTGCTGGTCGCTGGTTCAGCCTCTCGCAAAATGCTGCCGAGCTTGTTGATCTCGGCACGCGTGGCGTTCATGCCTTCCTTGAGCTTGGTAACGTCGAAGCTGGCTGAAAGGTTGGCTGTGTTAATCGTTCCGGCCATCGATCACCTCCGACAAGCCAAAAGCTGCTGCGAGCGAGCGGAACTGGTTGACCGCGTCTGTTTGGGTCGGAATGTCGATCTTGGTTTCCTTGGGTGGTTGGTAGCGAGGTGGCATGAATTGCTCCCACTCCGGCGGCTTTTGGCCCGCGTCGCAAAATGTCTTCAACGCGATCTGGTGTGCGATCATGGCCGATTGCTCCCATTGGCCGCCGATAGGCTCGACAGCGTCGAACGCTTCCCAAAAGTCCAAGGTTCCGATCGGCATGGACGCCAACCAGGAACGCACATCGACAATGCCCCATTGCAGAGCCAGACGACCGGCAAGCCTTAGTCGTCGGCTCCGTCGGAGTTTTTTACGAGTTCCTTGACCTCGCCGGTTTCGTAGCGGTTCAGCTTTTGACACTCGTCGAACAGTTTGCCAGCGATGCTGCGAGGCAGTCGCCGCAGCTCGGACTCGTGCGTGACCATGCGGTTGCCCTCGTCATCGATGAGCATCATGGCGATGAGTGCACGGCGAGCGGTCGCGTAGTTGACGTTGCCCTTCTTGTCTTGAAGCGACAACTCGTACTCGGTGCCTTGCTCTTCGGTCATTTCACGCAGACGGTAGTTCGATCCGTCGACGGTAACAACCGTTTCACGGAGTGGCCGTTCAAGCAAGGCGAGAAAATCATTCCTATTCATCGTCGTCCTTTTCGTTGGATAGCTGAGCGTCGAGGACTTCCTCGATCGCCTTGAGTGTCTCCATCGGCTTGCGAACCTTGCCCGGCTTTTCGAGTCGCTGACGCTCGGCCTCGCAGCCGTCAACGACGGCTTGGACATCGGCGTAAGGAAATCGATAGATCGGCAGGATCTGCGAACCTGGAGCGTATGGCAGATAGCCCACGAGGCGACCATGCCAGTAGATTTGCCATTGCTGCTCATCTCGCCAAATGCCGCGAACGGTCATGGCAAGGTGCGGCTTGAGTTCGACGCTTTTGGGTGCTGTCATGGTTACGCCGGTGTGAAGGCAGGATCGGAGACGCCGTCGAACGCCAGGACCATGCGGCCCATCATGGCTTCGCCTTGAGCACAGTTTGGCGTGTCGACTTCTTTGACGAATACGGTTCCCGAGAGCGAGCCAGCGCCTGGGTAGGTGATGGTCGCGGTGATGCCAGCGTAAGGCTCGGCCGTCGGCACTTGCGCGGTGGTGATCGGAACCGACGCCCCCGTCCAATAAAAGGTAATTTCTACCTCTGTGAATTCACGGAGGTCAGAGGGACGTCGCGTTTTAAATGCGGTGGTGCTCAAGTCGGTGGTTTCGATTTCACCGACTGAGAACTTCACGGGGCTGATGCTTTTGATCAGCGTTGGGGCGATACCAGTTGCCGATAGCGTCGTGCCGAGGCCGGTGTCCGGAATGGTAAGTGCTGGCATGGTTTAGGGCTCCTTGTAATGGACCAAACAATCAAACGAAACGATGTACCGATGTTCTTGGTTGCCGTCGTCCGGCGGTTCTTGCAGATACTCGTCGCCGGAATCGAACTCGACACCGCAGAAGGTGTAGCCAGAGGTGACGCCGCGGTAGGCATCGATGCCGGTTTCACGGATCGCCTTCGACAATGCCGACGCTGCGGTGCGTGTGGTGGCGTAACAGTCGAGTTGGATCCGTGCGTGGGCGAGTTTTTGGAGGCCTGCAATACTGTGCTCGCGTTGCGTGCTGACGATGTAGTAGATGATGGCTGGAAGCGTAGCGCGTTGAACCAATGCGTCTGGGTACATGCGTTGCCCGACGATCGCGGAGACGGTCGCATAGGAAAGCAGCTTGGTTCGGAACGCTTCGCCGATGGCACTCATCTATTCCCCACTGATAACGGTGATTGTGCGAGCCGCGGTTTCGGTGCTGGTCGACACGAGCTTCAGGTACTTGACCGCTTCGAATTGATCGCGATTGAGTGCAACGTGACGCGAGGTGCCGACGCCGATATTGATCTCGGTCGATTCGTAGTACATGGGCGTAAAGGTCGCGTTGTCGTTGCTGGCCTGAAACTTCACGGATGTGCCGCTGAGTGCCGCTGGCAAGATGATCGCCAGAGGAATGCGGTTGTTTTCGAGCGTCAGAGTTGTTGACGTTGTGCCCGATGATGCGATGGTGACGGTATCGGTGAGTCGTAGATTTTTAGCCAAGGCGAAGCTCCTTGATTTCGATTGCCAGTTGATCTTGGAACGCTTTGAGTTGTTGCGACTTGGTTTCGTCGTAGGCTTTTTGGAGGAAGTGCGGATTGTCTCGCGGTCGAAGCCGGCCCGTATCGCGGCCCCACAAAATGTGGCGACGCCCTTTAGGTGATGCGTCGAATTGCTGCTTGTTACCCTTGGGCCACTTAGCACCGATGTAGACGCGAGCACCTTTGTTGTGGCGAATGGTTTTGATGCCCATCTGCTTGCCGGAGTCGATCTGCCACTTAGCGTCGTTCTTGAATTTGGCAGACCATTTTTTGCGTGTGCCGGATCGTTGGCTCGATGGTGCCAGTGCCTTGGCTCGCTCGGCGATCGGTTTGGCCATCGCCTTGAGGCAACGCTCCGCCGGACCAAGACGCAGCAGCTCAGGAATCTGCGTGAGCTTCGCGATTTGGTATTCGTCAAACGTAAACTCGATTTTGATGCTCATGAGGTACACACCAGTTCTATGTAACGCCGAAGGCCGTCTATGTCGTTCACGTAGGTGATGCCGTAGTCGGTGCCGTTGTAGGTAATCTTTTGCAATGGCGAGTAGCCGGCTCGATAGCGAACGCGGAAGACAGCTCGCGTGCCGTCGGTGTATTGGCGACCTCGCATGGACTCGGTGCCGCCGGTCGGTACAAACTGGCACGGTTCGTTTTCAAGGAACGTGGACCAAGTGACAACCGGTTGGCCTGCTGAGTCAAGCGTCTCGGTCGGCGTTTTGATGGTGCAACGCTGACGCATAGAACCGACGGCGAAGGATGAGGGACGGCCAGGCATTATGGGTAGGTGCTCCTGGCATAGCGAACGACGAGATCCTCATAAACTCGGCGGTTGTAAATTATTTCGTTGGTCAGCATGTCTCGATTCTCGAAGTAGTGGCCAACGAGCAGAAGCATTGCACGCTTGGCGATCGCCGGGACGCTGGTAGCGTCCTGGGAGTAGCCGAGTTTGTAGGTGATCTCCCAGGCGTCCCAGCGGTCGGCAACGGCTGGCAGTGTGATTTGGTAGGCGTAGCGGATCTCGTTGATGTGGAGCTGGTACTGCGAAGCGTTCCAAGTGGTCTGGTTGTTGGCACCGTCGTAGTACTTGATCGAAGTGATCGAGTGGATCGGACGCTTGGGCAAGGCGAGTCGGTCGGTGATGTAGCGAAATCGGACCTTCCAGGTTTGGAAGCACATCACTGAGTCGGTGTCATGCTCCCACTGCTGGCGAGCCTCAGCGATCGCGCTTTGGAGTTGGACGTCGTGCGTGCTGTCGCTGCTGGCGATCTCCAGTTGCTTCTTCGCTTCCGCTAGCGTCAGCGGTTCCGCTGTCGGTCCTGTCACTAGCTCGGCTTGGAATCTCATATTCGGCAACTCGCAATCGATTGACT